CGATCTTCTATTTGTTGTTCACGATTAGTTTCTCTTTGAGTTTTCATTTGTTCTAACTGAACTTGATAATTAAACTCTTCTGACATTAATTCTCTTTTTATTTGAGCCTCTGCTTGCATGCGTTGTATTTCAAACTGAGACTTAGCTTGCTCAAAGTTTACTTTTTCAGATGTTAAAGCTTGTTGCTTTTGTACTTCAGCTTCTGCTGCTGCTTGACTAGCTTGAGCATTTGCTTGTGCTTGTTGTTGAGACATTTCAGCTTGCATTTGTCTTTCACGTTGTAACTTACGTTTACGTTTCATTTTCAACATTTGGTTAGCAAGCTTTAAATTACGTATTTGACGTATTTCTATTGCATCTTCTAGATCAATACCGCCACTTGATAAAGCTACTTGTATGTTTTGTTCTAACATAGCTTTTTCTTCTTCGTCTGGTTCAAGATCTAAGAATATACCAAAGTCATGTAAGTTAATTTGCTCTAAACCTTTTAACGTTTCAGTATTAAATACAGATATACTTTGTTTTAATACGTTTGCAGTTAAAGGATAATCTAACATATCATTAACTTTTTTGGATATGTTTTCACATATTCTCAATGTTAAATATAAACTAGCATTGTTAATATGTTTTGTAGCTATATTAGAAGCTTGAGCAGCTAGTTTTTGTAAACCAACTAAAGTGCTTTTATCTGGTGTACTACCATCTCTTGCTTCATTAAGTCCGGTTACATCACGTATCATTTGTAAATAATAATTATACGTAGATATTAAACTTTGTATTTTAGCTTGGCCAGAACCTGTAGCTAGTTCTTGAACAGGTACTTTGCCTCTATTTATATCACCATCTTGTGTCAAAGATCTACCTACAACAGAACCAGTTTGAAAATACATATTAAGCGCTTCTGCTGGATTATAGTTTGTTCCATTACCTAAATCAACCTCTGCTAAACCGTCCATGTCTAAGAACACACCATCTGGCACCATTCTAGCTATCACCTGTTGTAATTTAAGATGCGTTATCTGTATCATATCTGCAAAACCAGTTATTCTACCAACTGTAGAATCGATACGACCTTTGTATATTCTAGGAGCGCATATTGCGTAGTTCATTTCTACTTTTGTAGTGTCAGCAAAAGGTCTTGTCATATTAGGACACATTTCCCATCTTAATAATATATTTGTTCCTAAAACTTTAACACCTCTATATAAAACCTCTATTGTTCTTCCTACTCTTTCAAAGTTATCATTTTCTGGTGGATTGAAACTATCTGGTTTTTCTATAGCTTTTAATAAACCGCTTTCTGTTTCTTTTATCTTAAATACTTGGTTGCTATATGTTTTATATTCAAAATATAACAAAGGAATAGTATTAGAATCCCAAGCTCCTTGACCAAAACCATATTTACTTTCTTGACTACCTTGATATTCTTGTATTTTTTCTAGTACTTTGTCGTCTAAATTTGGAAATTGCTTTGCTATTTCTGGTAATGTTTGTGCTTTTAATTCACCAACATAATATATATCTTCAAAATTTGGATCTTCTGTGTAAGAATATATTAAATAAGCTGGATCTACATAATCAACAGTTATACCGTTTGATACATTAAAGTCTGTTTTAACAGCTCCAATACCACAAGTTACTAAATCATAATTTACTCTACGTCTTGTTAAATCCCATTTGTTGTAATCTAATACTTGGTTTATAACTTCTTCTTCTGCTATTTCTACAGACTGCTTATAAGTTAATTGCATATGAAGTTCTAACTCTTCTGGAGTTTGTGGTAATTGATCTTCAGGAATATTAGTGTTGTACAACTCTTTTCCTAGTTGAGCTGTTATTTGTTTCATTGTATCTCTTGCAAAAATATCTTGCGCTAACAATTCAGCATAACTAGTTCTTTTTTGTATAGCAGCAGGGTCTTGTGCAAAAGCGTTTATATCATAATCTTTGTTAGAAATACCATTAGATAATATATCTACAAATTTAGATATAATAGGCACTGGTTTCCAGTCTAAATTAAGATAAGACAAATCACCATTAATAGACAATTCATCTTTATATTTTTGAGTAGGTTGTTCGCCTCTAGCGTATAACCTAAGTCTATTGTAATTATTCCATGTAGTCAGATATCTATTGCCATTTGTTCTCCCTTGATTAAACCATTCTTGTTCTATAGCTTGAGCAACCTGCTCGCCATATTCCCAAGATGCTTTTTCAGCGTCGCTAACCACTTGGCTAGGAAAAATGCTATTACCGTTAGTATATACTTTTCTCATTTAATCTATCATTTTAGATAATAACCCACTATTATCAAATTTTTTTATTCCTAAATCATAATTTTTTCTCATAACTTGAGGAACAGGTCTATATTTATTTTTATTACAAGCCATTATTGCTAAACCAGAGCTAATAGAAGCATCATGTGTTGTTCTATTGTTTATATTAAATTTAGCCCAGTCTTCTAATGTTCTTTGAAAATATGTATCTCCATATGTGTTGTCGTCTCTAAGTCCAACGTAGCTTTCAACATAACTTTCAATAGCAGCAGCGTGCGCTTGCATTATATCTTGACTAGAGTTAGGTATTCCACCTATTTCTTTTTCTGTAACAGATAATTTATTATAAACTTTATCTGGTCTATTCATTGCAAAACCTCTATAACCTCTACGTTTAAAATGGTATAGTAATCTAGGTTTATTGTTTTCAGCAAGTATTGGCATACCATAAAAAATACAAGCCATTAAAACATCTTCAAAGAATATTTCAGCTGTTTGTGGACGAGCAATATATTCTAAAAAGAAATGATTTGGTGGTACGTCTTCCATGCTAAATTTAGTTAATCCATGTAAAGCTCCGTTAGAACCTCTACCGTCTACTGTACCTGATATATCATAACTATCACAACCAAAAGCTCCTAAAGTATCATTACCAGGATATTTATTGCCTAATTTACTTATTACATTATTTTGTAATCTTTTAGGCGGAACCCATGAAACAAAGAATCTTCCATTTTTATTTGGTACAAATATAACAGTAGTATCTTTAATACCTCCTGTCCATTGAAAACTACCTTGTGTTACAACAGATGATCTTTTTATATCTGCATTCCAATCTATTTGTTCGTATATTTTAGTTAAATTAAACAAAGAAGATTTTGCTTCATCTCTAAAAGCATGCTCTTCAGTTCTTGGAAATTGTCTATAAAATTCATTTAAAGCGTCTTGATCTTGTTTTAAACCATCAACTTCGTTTTGCCAGTATTCAATGACTCCAATTGTAATCGGTGTTCCGTGAGGGCCTTTAACAAGGTCTTTTGGTGTATCGAAGACAGGATAGCCGTAAGAATCAATGTATCCTTCGTAATTCCATTCCATAGGAATGAACAAAGAATAGAGTCCTGAACGTGTCTGTCCATTTGCATTTCTTTTTGTGACATTTGAGTCATAAAATAATTTTTTAAAATTAGCGCCTCCTTTATCTAAAGCATTTGATGTTGATCCCATCATACACTTGCCAATAATTCTACTACCTAATCTAAGGGTGGTTTTCGTAACGCGCCAGTTGTTTTGAATGTTGTTCGGGCGTTCCCATTTACCTGATTCGTCGTGGACGAGGAGCCTGAGTTTCTCTCCATCATAGGCGTTATCCCCCGTGTTTTTCCAGTCGATCGTGGTGTCCAACCCGGTAAGATCCTCGGTCTGCTCGGTTGATACGATTGATCTTCTTGTAAATTTGGACGCTGGGACTCTGTATGCGAGTTCGGTCTTTGGGCGGTCCATACCGTCCTGGATCGGTTTGAAAAAGAATGGATAATTAACGGATATTGGTACAACCTTATCGGTGAACATCTTCTTAGCATCGGCGCCAGATTTGGACAATATCCCAAAACGTGAGTCGCTTGATATGGTCGCCATATCCACTGTGACTCCGGATGCCATAAACGAAAAGCCTGAACGTCTATTCTTGAGATAGCACATACCATAACACCGTACGTCGGCATGTACTGCGGTCCAGAATATGAAAAAGAGACGGTTTGCCTCTCGAAAGTCTGGCTGCCCAACGTCAATCTTACTCCACTGCAAGTACATATAGTGATTGCCAGTAATGTAAGTAGGCTTATCTTTGTTAATATACCAGAAACCTTCTTCACGTCTTCTAAATTCTTCGTTAATATATTCATACCATTGCTCTTTAAAATCTTCTGGATATTCTCTCCAGTCGAATACTGTTTTTATTTTCTTTAAAACTTTAGGATATTCAAAAACTGTCCATTTATTTTCTTTAAACTTATGAACGTTTTCTTCTAAAGGCAATGCTATTTTAAGTCCTTGAATATCGTATATTTCACCTATTTTACCAGTTTTTGAAATAACAACGACATCATGCTCTGCGTTATAACCATATTCCCATTTTTTATACCTATTTAATTGTTTTATTATTTTAGGTTTTATATGATCGTCTAGTATTTTATATAAAGTTTGCTCGTACATTACTTAGATCTTCCTTCAGCAAAACCTTTAAATTGTTTAGGTTTTTTGGTTTCTTTTTCTATCTTACCTTCAATTATATCCTCTTCTTCTTGTATTCTATTTAAAATTTCAAAAGCATCAAATATAGCTAGTTTTTTTGTAGCCGCAGCATTTTTAAGTCTATCAGCTGATATATCATCATCAGAGTCAACAATAGGTTCTTTAGCTACTTTTATTAATTCTTCAACCGCGACTTGCCCAGCTAGGATTATACTCTTTTTGGTTTTCTTTATTTCCATATTTAATTACAATATCATTTGATTTCATACAATAAAGACGTTGGTCGTCTATAATAAATTCCCATTCAGCACCAGGAACAAAACCTATGGTATCTCCTAAGTTAATATTAGATGCTTCTAGTTTACTATTAGTAATTTTTAGTATTCCAATACTAGGTTCTTCTTTTCTGTTTATTAGATCGTTAGAATTTTTAATAGGCATTACAAAGCATCTGTCTCCAAAAGATAACCACTCTGTATCGTGTTTATATAAATATATTTGATCGATAGCAGCAAAATACATGTTATCTTTAAAGTAAGATCTACTGTTACTTTGCTCACCTTTCATGTTGTAAAATCTTCTAAATATATTTTGATGAACAACTATAGTGTCGCCTTTTTTTATAGGAGTTTTTAACGCTATTGGCACTGATATAACTTTTGCTAATCTATTAACAAATTTCCAAGACTCAACCTTAGTATTAAGTATTAAATCCTTACCGCCCACTGTTTTTTTATTATCATACCTATCACCCATAGGTTCTATAATAAAATCATATATACTATTCATTAATACTCTAAATCATATTCTATAGATATAGCCATGTTAGAGTTAAATTTCTTCCATGGCAATACCTCGTTGTTTTTCTTTATATGTATGTTGTATGAATTATCAGTTGTGTCTAAAAGTATATGAGATATTTCGTGACCACCATAAACTTGTTGACCTACAGAATAATGCATAGCATCATTTTTATAATCAGAACCAATGCTGATTTTCCTAACTACATTATTCATTTTCTTCGGTTTCAGTATAAGTTCCGTCTTCTAAATTTATATTTATAGAACCGTATTTATTTTCTAATTCTTTTTTTACAACATCTTGATCTTGATTAACACCTGCTATTTCATGAAGTATAGCATGTTTTTGAGTTTCTGCTAATCCTATTTGTTGTGTTAATTCAAAAAGTTTAGACTGAAAGTCTCTTACTTTTTTTAATTCTTCTTTAGTAATTTCTTTTACTTTTTCCATTTTATTTAATTTAATTTGTCATTATCCAATGTCTTTTATATATAGAAGTTCTATCGGTACTTCCTTCAAACTTTACTGATAAAGTATTTTGGTCTACATACTTGTAAGTTAAAAACACTTCCCATTTATTTTTAGGATTATAAATTTTTGTTTTAACGTAATCATCTTTTTGCTCAACAACAGTTTCTATTACAGTGTTATTGTCTACAAAAGAAAAATTAACAAACTTAAATTCTTTGTCATTATGCAGTATAACTACATAATAACTTGTTGTGTCACTTGACCAAACTCCTTTTAATTTTTTGCTTAAGTCTTGACTTTGAATGCTAGTGCTAAACATTATTAACACGCTTAATAATAAATTTTTCATTTAATTGGATTTAATTAATATAATACTCTTATTTATTATCACCTATTTTTTTGAATTTTTCCACCCCTCGTGAACCAAAGTATGCTACATAAACTGTTATAAGTAAAGATTTTAATAAATCTACCCAAGTATTATCAACTCCAAAACCTATGTTACCGCTGTCTAAAAGTATTAAAATAATTAAAGACACAGTTAAAAATATAAGTGTCATTGGTCTTGTATTTTTACTTAACCATGAATCTGACGCCATGTCACTAGACCAACGTTTACTTATTTCTTGCATTTCAACTATATCTTGTTGTAATAATAATAAAGCTTTTTCTTTATCTTCTGGCGGTAAAGCCGGTTCTTTATGTATAAGATTTTTTACTAAACCCATAACACCATTGTTAGGTAATACATCACCTACTGTGTTTAAAATACCAGGAGCTGCATTAGATAAAAATTTACCTACTTTAGTGTCTTTAAATTTTTTTGACATATTAAATATTAATATTTTTTAAATGGATCTGTTTTATCGTATGCTTCTTTTTCCCACGGCAAGTTTTCTGCACCTTCTTGCATATCTTCTCTAGAATATGTTTTACCTTTCCAGTATACATTTTCATCATCATAATCTAAATCACCTCTTTCCATTTGATCTAAATGAACTTTTTCATGATCAATAACACTTTGTCTTTCTTCTGAATCATTTATTTTATCTGATACCAAAATTGTACCGTTATTATTTGCTTTACCTAAAACCCCATCTTCAAGACTAGTATTATAAATAGGTGTGTTATCTTGCTTAAATGGCGATTCTATAGTAAATTTATTTTTTAATCTAAACATACTATTTTTAGTTTTTATATGGAAACTTTTCGTTTAATACCTGTTGTCTTTTACCACAACCACAAGGTTTACCTATTGCTCTTGATACAGTTTGCACTGCTGCATTAATTCCAGTTTTTTTAGTAAAATTTGCTATGCTATCACCTAGTCCTTTTGGCTTCATGAAATCAAAATGTATTTTTTAATGTATTCATTAGTTTATCTCCATCTTCTGAATTCATATATGAATTAAATTGATCAACCTCTTGTTGTTTTTTATTTTCTTTTTTATCTTTAATAGCTTCTGCAATTTCATCTGCTGCACCCATTATAGATTGATTAATAGCTTCTGCGCCTTTAATTTTAGCGTTAGATATAGCTTGAGCTCCATCAGACATATGATTACCAACTTTTGCGCCGTCTAACTTAGGTAAATCAAAACTAGTTGGCATAGTGCTCTTATACTGGTTTAAAGGAGATCTATTTGAAAAACCTATTTTAAAACCGTTTTTATTTGAAAAACTTGATCTAATTTTACCTAGTATGTCCATATTATCCCGCGTGATAACCTCTTAAAGCAGCTTCAGCTTTTGATTTACTTGCGTATTTTGCTGGCCAAGGTTTATCTGTTTTATTACTAATTACTCTCCATGCTCCACCCATTTCTTTAATACAACCACTTCCACCTTCGTCTTTAGCACAAGCATTTAAAGGACTATTTTGAATATCTTCTACGCGATCTTTCAACATTTCTAATTCTGTTTTCAAAACTTTTTTAGGCATTTCTTTAGCACGTTCAGATTGAATGTGTTTTTCCATGATTGCTTTTTGTCCAAAACCGTAACCTTCTCCTGCTCCTAGTACAGACTTTCCTGTATAAGGACTTATTTTAGCAAATCTTTTTAATCTTGCTTCTGGATTGGATCCAAGATAGTCAATTGATTTAGTGTCATATTCAGAAGGAGTAATTACAGGTACTGCATAAGTTTCGCCAGTTCTATCATCAACTACTTGCCTAGTTTCTCTATCTGGGCCAAAATCTAAACCTCTCATAGGTTTATTTATTCTTGACAAACTACCTTCGTAACCTTCTAACGCGTCCATTGTAAGAGCATTTTGGTTAAAAGGACTGTCTGGTCTATTATCTATCATATCATCCACTTCTCTTCCTCTTAACTCTCCAGTTCTTTCGTCTGTAGATTTCATACCACTTCTTTCGTCTACTTTTTTAGCTTTCTTTAAAAGTTTTTGTACTTTAGGATTTTCATAATCATAACCGCCTTGTCCTTCGGTTTTACTAGATATTTTACCAGCTCTTTCTCTTATTTTGTCTGCTCTATTATTTACAGGTGAATGACTTTTACAATGTTTACTCATTGGTGATGCATTAGAACCAATGTTTTGTCCCATGCCAAAAGAATTTTCTAATCTTTCATTTACACTCATGTGATGAGGTGAATCGTGATCATGTCTGTCATTCTCTAGATAATGTAATCTAGCAGAAGCTGTTAAGTCTTTGTTATACGCTTGCTTAGCATCGTATCTCTCGCCTGAATAACGAGGGTGATTTCCACTGTATCCTCTTCCCATAATTAGCTCATTTTTGGATCAGAAGAATAAGCTCCTTTTCCTTTTGATTTTTTCATTCCTTTTGATTCGTCTCTACGATCTTTCATAGATTGTTTTTTGCTAGACTCTTTACCGTCTTTAGCTAAACTCTCATCTAACCTATCGTTGTATCCTTGTTTTTTAGCTGGTGAACCTTTAGCTTTAGCAGCATCTTTCATAGACTCTGTTGTGTTACCATCTTTATCTAAATCTAAAAAATCTGGCTTAGCAGCTTTAGCAGGAGAACCTTTAGCGTCACCTTTTTCGATATCTACTATTGGCATATCTTTTAATTCTCTTGAAGCTTCTTTTGCATACATGGGTGATTCCATTCTATGCATACCGCCTTTTTTTTCTGCTTTATACATTTTTAAAGCTGACTCCATCATTTTTAATGGATTTGGTTTATTGTATCCCATTTTTTTTGTTTTTAATTATTTATTTTTAATCTGTATCTAATGCAATTATACTATTTGAATCACATTGTGTAACTCTTTGAACTTTTATTTGACCTAAAATACCATTAAGACTACTAACATCATCGCCTTTGCAAATTTCTACCTCTTCTGTTTGACCAGCAGGTATAACTGTTATACAACCAGAGTTTTCTAACTGAACTATTAAACTATAACCGCTATTACCTTCTAATGAAGTACCTCCGTTTGCTCTATATATTGCAAAATCAAAAGGAGCTGCTATAACAACGCCTGTTGACAATGTTAATTCAGTGTCACTATCAACTGATATTATTGTGTGTATTTCTTCAAATAAATTTATATTTCCAGTAACTCCAACTTGTATAGAATCTCCTGCTTTTACATTTGAAGTAAGAAAACCTGTTGAAGTAACTGTAGTTCCATTTGTGCTACTAGCTCCTTCATAAACAGCTCCTGGTTCTGGTATGTTTAAAGTAGTGCTTATTACTACTGGTATTGCTTTTATAAAGTCTGACATAATTTATCCTTTTGCTATTTGTGTTATTGGCCCTCTTCCTCCTAAAGGAACTGGAGCTGTTTTTAGTTTCATTCCGTATATACCGTTACTAGCTCCTTCGCCGTGAAGTCTACCAGCTTGGCTTAATGGTCCGTCCCATATTTGAGATTCACCAACTATTCCACCTCTTTTGCCACCCATTTCTTTAGTGTGACTAGGATCTTCTTTAAAATCTTGTGTATGCATTTTTTATATATTAAAAATTTATTAATGGTTTTTTGTATGGTTGTATACCTCTTGACTCTTCGCTACCAAAAATTCCTTCTGCAGCAATTGATGCTTCAGGAGAAAAACTTCCGGTTTGAACTTGAGGAGCAACACCACCAACTCCAGCCATAGCATCTGTAGCTACATTTCCTACAGTTGTATTTGCTGAACTATTTTGAAGTGAGTTTAAATTGTTATATGTAGGTGTTGTATTTCCTGTATTAGGATTAAAACCTGTAGCTGATATGCTATTAGCATCTGCACCACCTACAGCACCA